CCAACCCACATCTTTAGTCCAATCACTATCTGTTTCAAAAGTTCCATTCGTTACAAGCTCATCTCCTAAAACATCCTCATAATCAAAGTTAGTATAATTTATTCTCGGCAAGTCTGTATCGTCTGTTATTTCTATTACTGATATGTTGTCTATTGTTACATCTCCAACGCCATATATATATAATTGAGTTATATTTGAAGTAACATAAACAACTTGAGTTCCATTTGTGCTATAATTACCACCACCAACATAATGTGAAGTTAATAGTCTTATATAATTAGAGCTATCTGCATCACTTAAATCAAATGATATTTTGTATTTGCTGCCAATCGTAAAAACATTGATTTGTGATAATAATGATTGAGCTCCCGTATGTATTGCCTTACCACCACTAATAGACCAACCCGTTCCTTTAGACCAATCACTATCCGTATCAAACGAGCCATTAGTAACTAATTCACTACCAAAAGTTTTAGCGGGTTTAACACTATTCAATACGCCATCTTCATAAGCAGTAGGGGTTAGTATAATACTTGGCTTTGTGCCTACTCCGTTTAAGAGTTGGTCAGTAACCCACGAGTTTTCGTACTCACTTGCTCTTTTATATAGTTCGTTTGTTAAATCAGCGTTTAGGTAAACATTTCCCCACGTTTCAGTAGGGTTACCCCATTCACTTCTATGATATATTTCTTGCGCCATTTATAATGTTGTTAATTCTGTTAATTGTGTATCTGTTAGTGTATAATCATAAACCCTAAAATCGTCAATACTGTTTCGTGTACCTGTATCACTCGCAATCCTAAATTGCCCCAAACTAATATCATTATGGTCAAACGGAATAGATAAACCACTTGTTATATCTGCTAATTCTGTTCCATTTACATATAATTTATATGATGTATCACTAACATAAGAAATAGCTATTTTTAAAGTATCCCCTATTGAATAACTATAAGTGTAATAATCACTATCATTGTTTGAGGCGTCTCTTCTTAATACACCTATTTGTGTTGATGATGTAAATTGAATAGATAGATATTTATTACTTGCAACGCTATCAATAAGACTAAAAGCAACATTTGAAAAATTATCTACTTTTGCCTTTACATAAACCGTATAAGGATAGTTTGTAAATAACGTTTGATTAAGTAAAGTACAAGTGTCTTTTAATCTTGTTACTGCACTTCCTGTGGGTGTAATTATTAAACTTGAAGCATAACTACTATCTACTTCTATTTGTGCGCCCCATATAGATATATCTAAAACAGCGTCTGTACCTAAACTACTTGCCCACGTTCCTAAATAAGCATATTTAGTTAAACCTGTACCCCTATTGCCAGTAAACTCTACTCTTGTCCATTCTGTTGTGGCTACTCTTGTGTTTGGGCTACTTAACTGTCCATAAAAAGCTATAGTCTGGTTTGCCCCTGTATTGCTTTTAACATATACAGAACAGGTATAATCGCCATTCCCTAAAGTAGTCGTTGGGAATTGTAATAAAGAATAATTAGTTCCCGTTGTAGTAGTTTGTAATCTTGTAGCTGTTAAAGTTCCATCGGGTGCTATTGTATAATTAGCGGTTAATGTAGGGCTTGTACTACTACTTCCACCTAAAGCAGAATAAGTATCCATATTTTTATTATTAGTGGCATAGTTAGTACGTTCTGGCTCTAAAAGTAAACTCGGACAATTACTATTTAACCAATCTAATCTTGGTACATCATTTGTAACTTCTTCAATTAGTCCATCTTTGCGCACCCTTGTACCCTCACTTGCTCTATCAAAGTCAAAGTCTCCATCCCCATTGTTTGGCAGAATAGAGTAAACAGTAGGATTAGTTCCTCCTTTATATCCACTTGGTATTAATGCTAATATCGGCTTACTCATTATCTTTCCATTTTTGATAGCATATTGCTATGGCTTGGTCTTTTTTATATTCGTTGCTTATTTTTGCAACACATCTCATCATAAAATCGCTTTGTTTCTCGTTCGTTTTTGGTTTCGGTATTGGCATTTATATAATTTTTTAGCTTGTTTAAATTTAGCTTTTTTACTTTATATTTCATTAGAGTACCCAGCCGTTAAAAGTTGTATCAGTATCAGGACTTATATCTTCGTTTGTATTGCTGCGGTATTCTGGGAATAAATTATTCCTAAAACTTAAATAATCAACTAAACGAGTTGAATAATAGTTAGCGTATTCTCTTGCTTTGCTTACTAAATAATCTACTTCGTTTTTATCTACGTTTTGAGCAGTTTCGCTGCTGTGCTTAAATACACCGCCGTTTTTAATTTGATAGGCCGCGAAAGGGATGTAATTCATTTGAGCGAACCAAATCAGCGTCGGTTGTACGTAAGTGTTTACAAGTGTTAAATAATCGCCTGTTAAAGTGTCAGCAATAATATCAGCACTTATTTTGTTATATAAGTCTGTGCCTAAAAGGTTTTGTATATCTATTTGCTGTGCTATCTTAATGAACTGTATAAACTTGTCCGTATCTACATTCCCGTCAATGATGGAATTTTTAACAAGGTCAGTTCGTGATATAAAAAGTGCTGTTGCCATATTTAATTCTTAAATCCTTTTTTGTTCCAATATTCTGCTGTATATCCCTTTTGAGGCATATCATTCGGTGCGACTGGCACTTGCTGTTCGTTTGCCTCTGGCTTAAAGCCCCTTTTTCTTGCCTCTGTGGTCGTTATTAAATCGCCTAACCCTTTTGCACCCTCTTTGCGTACATACGTCTTACGCAGCCATTTATGATGACAACGAGGGCCGCCTTTCCATAGCCAGATGCTGTAAGTTTTTGAACCGTCCTTTCCAAACCCTGGATTAACTTCTTTTTCGCTCATTGCAAGTATATCTTCCTTGCGGTAAACTTTTTTAGCACTTACCATTTTAGAACAAAACTGCCTTGAGTTTGTTTTACTTACCGCTGGGCTATACATATACCTAACAAGGAACTCGTTTCCTTCTTCTGTGCTTTGCTTACTTGTGCCGTCTTGGTCACTTTTTTGGTAAGGTTTTGCGCTGCCAGTACTAACAAACTGCCATATTTTAGCCAGTAAGCTTTTTGGCTTTGGTGTATTAAGTTCATTAATAACCGCATCAAGTTCAGCTTCGTAATCGTAGTCCACTTCTTGCTGGTCAATTACTTCAAAATCTTTTAACAGTTCTTCCTCATCTTGCCCCAGCTTTATTAATTCTTCAGCTATTTGGCTACCTAACTCATCAGGCAGTTCTTGGTTTAATTTAACACCAGTTTCTTCCTCGCGTGTTTCTTGGTCTACTACGTTTTCAAGGTCAGTAAATTCAAGCGGTTGCAAGGTTTTAAAATATAGTTTTAAACTTATATTATTATAAGCAAGTATTTGGTCAAAGGCGTCTATTAAAAGCGTTTGGAACGGTCTTATAACGGTATTGTCCATTAATATACTTGCGGTTTTTAATTCGTCTGCATTATTCCCCAAACCGCTGCTGTCCTTAATACCTAAAAGCATTGGCGAAACAACCCTGTGGGCTACCATTATTTTTTTACCGCTTTCATCACTTAAGAATTGGTATTGGTTATGGGCATCGCTTAATTGTATTGGTTCAATTGTTGCAGCGCTTTCTGGGTTGTCATTAAAGGCGAGTATAAATTTGCCAGCATTACTGCTCCCGCTGAATTTTTGGTAAATTCTATTTTCTAACATTTGGCGTTCCTCTGCATTTGGAGTTCCGTTGTTAAAATTGATTAACATAGACGGAGCCAAACCATTAAGGATATTGTTCAAATGATAGTTGCTAATTTCCTCCTCGAGCTCGGCGTATTGTAAACCACCTTGATAGTCTGGCGAACTATAATATTTGTAGCCAGCTCGGTAAGGTTTAACGTATAAAATTTCAATCGGCTCGTTGCTATATCCAAAAGCTGGAATGCGTGTGCATTGGCTGGCGTTTTTAACTTTTTCCCAGTTGTCAGAATAGTAGTAAGCTTCTATTTCACCCTTGTCGTTACATTTTTCAGCACGTAGGTTTTCAACTGGTATATGTTCAACCCTTGCAACTGTTTTACGGTCTTTACTGTAAATAACTTGCATAGTACATTGACCCATCAGTTTAAGGTCATAGCACAATTTACGAACACAATCCTTGTGGAATAGCGTCATCATTTTAGCGTATGCCTCGGGCTTTTTGTTGCTGTTAAGTGCATCTAAGCCCTTACCGTAAATCATTTCGCTAATTCCGTTTATAATAGCGTTGTTTGTAGGGCTACCATTATAGCGGTCAATAAGGTACTGAAAATAATTATTGTCCGTACCGTATGCAACCCACTCTTTGTTAGATTTTTCTACAATTTCAGGGCTGGTGTAAGTGCTTAAATTTACTACTCTTAAATCGTTCATATTATTATATAATCATTATCGTAACTATCTTCCTGAACGTATTCGCCATCATTAACAGAATAATAGTCGTTATTTGTCTGGTTAATTGTTTGGTCGGTACAAAACACCCTATCTTTATAAATAACCGCACCAGCGTCCTTAATATTAAGCGTATAGAAGTCGCCCTCTGTAAGTGTACCAAACACCGCATCAAAGGTCATATAATCCCTTACTGTGCTGGCTGTTGGTGTTACCGTTACGTTTGCGCCTGTGCTTTCACTTGTTAAGCTTACTGTAATACTGCCGTCTATGTAGAGGCGTGGTATTACTTTAAAAGACTTATTGCCGTTTGTACCTATTAAAACCATATTAATATATAAACAAAAAATAAATATTTTGTATAAAAAAAGGGCTGCATATTGCAACCCCTTTAATTTAAAACCCCTTTACTTATTATGGTGTTGGGTCAATTGGTGTTACTGAATCATCAGTTGGTAACGCATCCACAAAGAATGGAGGTGCTGTTTCCTGTGCTGTAAGCGTGAGGGTGAATCCAGAAAGGTCGCCCATTGCCGCACCTGTCACAACTGTTCCGCCTGTAACTTCTGCTCCGTGATCTTTACCAATTAAAAAACCGTTTCCGTTGTAATCTTCTACAACAATTTGCGGCCTACCATTAGCAAGTAATTTAATTTGCTCTTGAGTTGCAACGTCTAAAAATGTAAAAGTACAATTTAAAGTCGCTTCATAAAATGTAGTTCCGTTTTCACGTGAACTGTTAATAGCTGTTTCTAAGCTACTGTTTCCTTTTACCTCGTATTTAAACCAGCTTACAGTGTTGTCAAGGGTAATTGTACCCGAGTCATCTGTAAGGTCTGCGGTTGTAGTAGTGTAAGGACCAAAAAAGATATTTTTAATCCCGCCTACTGCCGATTTGCAAGGTAAACTTCTTCCGTTTGATACTGCGCAAGCCATAAGTTTATTTTTTTTTAATTAAAAAAGGGTAAGGGTTTAAGCCCTCACCCCCTTTTGTTTGTTAGTTATTTATTTTAATTATGCAAGTGTATAAAGTGCCACGTCGCCACCGATTCCGTACTGAACCCCAGCAGTTGCTCTCATTACAACACGAACATTCTGGCTTCCGTCAAGGTCACCCATATCAATAACCTTAACTTCATTTAGATCTGACAATAAGCCAGTTCCGAAGAATAGGTTTGATTTTTGAGCTGCAACCATATGGTCAGCTGGCATACCTGGAGCGCGGAAGATTTTAATTCCGTCAAACATTAAGCTTCCAATAGCTTGGTTGTTACCTTTATTTTCGTAACCGTTTGCACCAACGCCACCAGACTGGAATCCACCTAAAGCACGTAAATACAATTGATAAACGTTATTAGGTACGTAAATATGCAAGTCATCTTGATATAAAACGCTGTTTGGAATAGCATCAACTAATTTTCCAAGCTCACCAACTATGTTAGCAGCTGTAAAAGAAGTTTCTGTTGTTACTGCATCGTTTACATCGCCGTCAGCTGCCATTAATACAGTTAATCCATCAAACTCGCCAGCATTAGCATTGACACCGCCCCAAATGTTAGTTTCAATTTTTTGAGCGACCTTT